CACCAGTCACAGTCTGAATCTTCCTCTTGCGATTGCCCCCCAGCTTCGACGTGCTCTTCTTCTCAGGCTTCGGGCCTTTGGAAAGCTTGGCGGCGAGCCCTGCTTTCTTCGGAGCCTTCGTCTTCTTGGGCTTGGCTGCTTTCTTCTCAGCCTTCGCCTTCTTGGGCTTGACAGTCTTCCCTTGCTTCGCCGCGTACGCCGCAAGCGCAGCAAGTCTGCTCGAAGCTGTGCCAATGAGCTTCTCCACAGCTTCTCCGATTGAGTCTAAGCCACGAGAGTTCATGAACGACTTCGCGATCTTTTCAGCCTCTGCATTGATGCGCACAACTATCTTCTCTGCCATTTCATCCTCCGTGTTTCTGCTAGTTGTCTACATCGTCCTCGTCGTCTTCGTCCTTTGCTCTTTCCTTTGCGTCATCCAACTCCTTTTCTGCAAAGCTGGCCATCTGCTCATTTGCGGTCCAAGGAACTTCCCACTCCAAAGCCTCCAGCGCCCCTAGATATGCGTTCCAACCACGGGCTTTCTTTTCGGTCAGCCCTAGATGCTTCGCGTAGTCAAGAGTGCTCCATACCTCATCCCATCCTCGTGCAAAATTGAGGCGCACAGCAACACGAGAACCAGGTGGTGAAAACCTCGACTTCCGTACAACAAATGGAACGTCTTTCGCGAGCGCTGTGCGACCAACCACATAGGGCTTTCCAGACCCAAGCCTGATCTTCAGGCTAACCGCAAACTTCAGAGCTTCCCCACCTGTCGTGATCTCAGGATCGCCAAACCGAACACCAATCTTCATTCGGATCTGATTCACAAACAGGAGTGCAACCTGCTTGCGCATAGCTAACGGAACGAGCGTGCGCATGGCTTGGGACATCAGCCGGCCCTTGACTCCGATATTGGCATCTCCGATCTCTCCATCTAGCTCTTTCTGAGGAACAGATGCTGCGATGGAATCCCAGACCAGAAGAGAAGGAGGTCCACCATCAGGCAACGCATTGATCGCCACAACCATTCCTGTTATGCTCGCTTCTGCGCTGTTCGGCTGCAAGACAAGGCAGTCATCAAGGTTGAGTCCAAACAGCTTGATCCTTTCCATATCCAAAGACTTCTCGTCATCATTGTAGATAGCTACCCCACCCTCACGCTGAACACCTGCCATTGCTTGCTGAACGAACGACGTTTTGCCCACCCCAGCTGGACCATACAGCTCCGTCACACGACCACAAGGTAAACCACCAAGATCAGCACAGAGCACGTTATCCACAACGGAAATCCCAGTTGGAATGACGTTGCGAACCTCAGACTCAATCTCACCACTAGAAGCAAGCACAGCAGCCGAGTTTCTGCCTAGCTTCTTGTTGACTGCATCTTTGATCCGATTAAGTGTTGTCACTTTGGGCATGATCGCTGACTTTCTATGGTTTGCTCGTGTATGGTGGCTCGCTTGCGCATTTTGGTTTACGCTTAGTCTTTGACTCGCACGGTTTTTCTGTGTGTATCGGACATGGTGGCTCGATTTGTGCTCTTGGTTTACTCCCGAACTCTGGCACGCTCTGAGTTCCTGGTTTGCTTAGGCGGCATGGCTACGCACCAACTGAATGTGCATGCCCCAACTTCTCCTCGTGGTAGCTTGGCCGTATAGGCAACTTTGCATAAGTACGCCATTCCATCCACAGATTGAGTAGGAACATTTTGATCATATAGCGTATCGCTGAGTTGTTAATGTGCCCTGGAGAAGTACCGCGCCCAGCAGAGATCAACCTGTTTTTGTAGTCGTCATAGACCTTCCTCCAAACAGGGTTCTTCGCCTTCAGAAAACCTGGAGCAAGCACACCAAGCAACTTGGTCTTGAGGAACAAATTGAAGTGCCTCTTTTCACCTTTCACCAAGAACTCAGATCTCCCGCTGTCGTAAAGATCAACATCTCTGAGCCACTTCAAGTCGCACTCTTTCTCGTTCTCTTTCTTCCTGACGTGCAGGTACTCATCAACCACAGGCAACTTGATCAGAATGTGACCATCAACAACGTTGAAGTCCAAGTCCACAAGCCTGTTGCACTGCTTGCAGCGCTTCCATGGAACAGTTGACAGCCCTGCATACCGCCAGAGAGCAGAAGGAGTTTCGCAACGCCCAATGTCAACCTCCGCTAGAATGACAGCAGACATCGTTGGGCCTAGCCCCTTCCAACGATCCTCATCCACAGCAAGAACCTGCTCGTAGAACTCAAAGGATTGGAGCTTTTCTTTGACGTCAAGCAGTGCATCAGCTTCAGACGCTTTCAAGCGCTTGACCTGTACAGAGAACATAGCCTGATGCTCAGACGATATTGCCGCCTCGTTCGTCGCAGACTTCCTGCTGATCCTCCCAGAGTGCTGTATCCTGATTTGCTGAATGTCGTAGAAGTGCCGAACTGCGATGCGCAGTGCTTCTCTTGCCTCTCCGTCCATAGTGATCTCCAGCCTCTTTTTCTTCGTGGTTGACTTCAATTTTGCTTACGGTGTATGGTCATCTCCTAGCACATGGCACGCACGTCCTACATGGTCTACTCAAACTTCCTGGCTCGCTCCCGATCAATGGGCTACTTTCATCTGTCTGACACGCTCGTACTGTATGGCGTTCTCTTGCTTGCTGGCAAAACAATTGCTGGGGATCACCGCGCGGATTGTACCAGGGTTATAGCCTCCCATGAGAGGCCCCCTTAGCGAGGATTTTAGGGCTCGTACTAGTTGCATGGACTGTACGATCTTTTCCGTACCTCGTCATTCCAAGTGATCTCCCAGCAAGCCTTTCAATCCCCGTAGTCTTCCATGTCGTCTGCGGCGTTTCTCTGCCTTGCTGGTGGCGTCACATCCCTTGCGCTCGACACAGCCGACTCTTCGTCTGCTCCAAAGTCAGTCTCGCTCATGTACTTCTTGATCTCTTCTGAAGTTGGAACCATCGTGAACCGAGTCAGGTCATGCTGCATCTCGATCCAATCCATGTTCGTCAACTTGGAGGTCTTTCGGCTAGGCAGGCACGTGTATTTCGTGTCTCGAATACCTGTGCCCTTGCGCTCGATGCTGATGTTGAATCCGTTCTCCGGATCCGTGTAGTCGTCTCCGGCTGTCTCGTTGCGTCTGATCTGAACAAGCTGCTCGTGAATCTGCCTCCCGAACGCTAGGATCTGTGGACCTGCTTCCGGGTTTGACATGTCAATGACGTTACTGAACACCCGACGCCTTGGCAGCATCCTTCCACCGAGATCGTAGTCCACTCGGTTCCCTGTTGCGCGCAACTCATTCCCCTTGTCGCAAAGAGCACAAGGCTTCTTCAGCATGACTTTTGGACATGCGAAGCTGAATGTTTTCCCCTCTCCGGGTTTCTCCACGTGGTGCTGATGCACGACCACGAAGAGCTTCCTACCGGTAAGCGGAGGAAGGAACCTGACGACGTTCTGCCCAACTTTGAGTTTCAGAAAACCGCCACCCTCTTGTTCCAGCTCGTGTGCTTCCTTTTCTGCTTCGTCCAACGTGTAGCTTCCATACTTCGCCAGCGCCTTCGTCTTCTCTTGCGGTTTCGCCATTTTGTTGTCCTAGTAGGAGTTTGGGGGTTTGAGTTGTGTTTTGCTTGTAGTGTGCCCTTTAGCACATATAGTGTAACCTAGCACAAACTGTAGCACGCTGCAAGTGCTAAGTTTGGATCACCACCTGACGGTACAGCCCTTGAAAACCAGGCCACAGCAGACATAGCCTGAGACCATCTTTCCATCTGAGTTCGTAGCTGTGAAGTGCCTACCAAGCCTTTCTCCTTCAGAACAGCCTATCGTCCAATCTCCAGTCCGTATGTCCTTGAAGCCATAAGCAGACACCGAATTGATCGTCTCTTCTGAGCTTGTCATGCAACCCTTAGCAAACAACAGGATCAAAGCAGCAACTAGGATGATTGAGTATAGGATGATACCGAACCAGTCACCATCAACGCGCATGTGCTCACCTGACCTTTGATTCCCTTTGCTGACTTCGGATCATTGGATCACTGCCCATCTCCACCCTCAGATTTGCCCCAAGAGAAATGAGCATTTCCTTTTTCGATTTCATAGCCTCCATGATACCAGCCAATCGAACCTTCTCTGCTTCTGCCTCCACGTACCTATAGCGTACTTCCTGGTATTCTGCATCACACTCTACAGAAGCCTCTACCGTCTTCTCTGTGGCTTTGTCTCCCTTTGCAAGCAGCTCCTCCCGAATGATCAACCATCTCTTCGCTCGGACCTTGTCATGCTCTTGGTCTGCTCGAAGGAACGCTTTCACAGCATTCGAGTGCTGTGCTGCCCAATAGGCAATGTCAGCAGGGAACTGAATGAA